TCAGTGTTTGTGTTACCGGCACTCCAGAATAGCAGGCTCCCTAGTGATCTGGCGTACTCGGCGGTGGTGAGATTGCTCTCGTTCTGTACACCTGAATATGATACTGAAATGCACTGGTCGCCCTGCCCTGCCGCTGTCCGAACCGCGTGCTGAATGACACTCAGACTCGCTGATCCAGTCGAGTTCTCGCTAACTCTGAGCATTCGCTTGCTGAGGTTCCAGCCTACTCCAGTGACCCCGATCCCGTTGTTCCCGGTTGCTCCGGAAACCCCAGTCGTCGCCGTGCCGTGGTAATGCACAGCAGACACATCGCCGCCTTGTGATTGAAAGAGTTGCGTCGTGGCGTTGTACCCGTCGAGATACCCGGTTAAATCGGTGTGGGCTTGGATTCCGGTATCGCAGGTGGCAACGATGATCGACGACGACCCTGTTGCGATGTCCCAGCCTAGTTCCGATTCGATCATTTGATGGTGCCACTGGTCGCCGTAGATCGGATCGTTCGGCACGGCGGTCACGAAAACCCGCCAGTCTGGCTCGACATACTCGAAGATACCTAGTGCCATTAATTCTGCATAACACTCATTCTCTGTTTGCCCAGCCTCTAGTGGAAAGTAGATCTGACCTGTAGACGGAACAACAGTATCATTGGGAATCATTGCCGAAGCAGCAGCAAGATTCCCAGTAGTTGGTAGGCAGACCATTCGACCGCTGAACTCCTGCTCCCCAGGCACTTCCGTGAACTGAGCTGGCAGCATCGAGCAAAATAGCAGAGCCGAGATCACAAGAACTAAACGCATCACTTGCCCCTTACTTGCGAAGCGAGTCCGCTAGTAGAGAATCTTCAGAACCGCCAGGGCGAGCCCGCCCAACAGGAGAAAAGCCGCTCCAAGAGCGAAAACGTGCCCTATCAGATCCTCAAGGAACCGCTTTATCATCTGTTTAACTTGGGTATTTTTCATGGTTTCCCCATTCAAGGAGGCGGCCCTGAGCAACGATCAATCCGTGCATTGACGCCGCAGGGGATTGAGAGCAAAAAAAAGCCCAGGACCGCCGTGGAATGAATCAGTGAACGGTGAACCTGCGAGTGCCTTCGGACTCTCGCACTACCTTCTCGTAGACAACGGGGAACTCGTCTTTTAACTTCTTAGTGTCTACTGTCCGTCTTGGGCGAGTAGACTTGCAGGAGTAGAGCGCTCTGTCGCCTTCGACCATGATCTCGCCATCCGCGAGAGCTTCTCTCAGTCTGGCTTCAAGTTCCTTCGCCGCTTTCGACGCTGCTCCCGAATGAGCCTTGGCCTGTCGGTACTCCTCCAAGAGGAGGAGGTCGCTTTCTGAGGCTTGGACAACCTTATCAGGCTCCTCGAAGGGCCAGCGACCCTTCACGTCCCCTACAGTCTCGCAGGGGGGTGGCACTCGCGGGACAACGTAGCGGTCCCACCAGGCGAGCAGCTTCTCGCGGATCTCTAGTCTATATGACGGGTTGTCTTCAACTTTGTAGATTCGACAGTCACCCCCAGCAATCAGGACGGCAATGTCCGCCCAAGACCGTTGCGTCACGTCGAGATAATGGAGTACTTGAAGATAGTAATGCAGCGGGACTGACTCAGATGCGTCGATCTCGGTCGAGCCCCACTCTCGGCTCATCGATGTGTTCTTCACTTCAAGAATACCCCCACCCTCAAGATACTGGTCAGGCGTCGCCAACAACTGAGGGTATTCTGGGTGCGAAACCATCCCGTATGGGGTTTTTGGAGTCCCCTCCAGTCCAATCCCTGTTCTGTGAGAGTATTGTTTGATTATTAGGGGCTCGACGAGTTTGCCCCACTTCATTCTCTCGGTCTCATCCGCGTTGGAAGCGTCAACAGGTTCTGTTTTCGAGAGATAGACCTTCAGCGGAGTTGCGTCTGCGAAGGGTCTCAGACCCAGGATCGCAGCAACGTCGCTACCGCCGATGCCTTCTTGACGGCGCTTGAGCCAGGCCAACCTTATGTTTTCAGACATTACTCAGCCTCTCCTCTAGCACTTCGCGAATCGGTTCCTCCAATGCTCCAGGGTAGTGAGGAACCGATACGCCGTAATTCTTTATCTGATTGTGCCTCTTCAGTCTCGATTACATCGAGAGCGACCTCGATCTCTCCTAGTACGTTGTCTTCCTCGTAAAGCGCAGCAGTGACATCTATCAGGAGTCCGTCTCCCGCGATCCATATACGCACTGGCTGAATTCTTCCAAGCACGTTCAACTCGATTCTCGGTGCAACCACTCGACCTTCGGGGTGATAACTGATCCAAAAGGTCTGAGACCTGCACTCTACTACTGTGACACTTCCAGCAAGGGTCGGATCTTTCTCAAGGAGTACTCTGTCTTCGATACTTGCTTCTGTAGGGAAGCGCCGACGCCAGGAGCAGTCGGACATAACGCGACCCTCAGAGTCGAGCACAGGCCCCCCGGACACCAGTAATTGTTTCTGTTTCATCGCATTCTCCAATGTATTTAGAACTTAAAATGGGATGTCCTCTTCGAGAATTTTCTTATCCTCTGGGGTCAGCGTTCGCTTCTCCATTCTTTCAGGGTAAAGCGCGTAGGCCCTGCCTTCTTTAACGACTTTCAGACGGCAACGCTGACCGATCAACTCTTCTAGGTCTTCAGGTGTTCTGGCTCTTCCCGGTGAGCCCAGGGCTCTGTAGGCTTTTTCCCACTTCCAGTCTGAACTCTCATCGTCTAGATCGAGAAAGTAGACAGCTTCGCGCATGTCGAGACCTACTTCTCGAAATAGGAGAAGGGTAAACCCCCGCTCTCGGAACGGTTTCACGCTTTGAAGCGTTACTGAGTAGAACTCACCTTTCTCGCTGCCTGGCAGTTTCTCCTCGTCCCACGATTTATTCTCTTCTGTCATTGCAGCCCTCCAGGCATGTTGAAGTTTCGCAGTGCTGACTTCCGTCTGACTAGTTCGAGACCAGGAAGGAATCCGCATACGATTGGGTCGCCTTTTTCCTGAGAGATCTCCCACCGTGCGAAAGAACCGATTGGATCCTCGGCATCGACAACGATGCCGAGGCCTTGACCCTTGGTGTCTGAGCAGAAGTAGGAAAGACGATCTCCAGTCTTCGAGGTGAGTACTTCGTCGATTTCCTTTCTGGTCGCCTCAAGACCTTGCTCGTGCAAGATCTTGTCAGCGAGTCCTCCTGCTTCAGCGCGAGTGAGCATTTTGCCAATCGGTTTCATAGTTCTCCCAATTCAGCGATAAGGGCATCAACTTGTGGCTTTGACAAATCGGAGAGTTTTTCAGCTCCGAACCTCGTCAAGAGCATTTCGCGAGCCTCGCTGATCGAGGCAAACGAGTCGACCAGCAGTTTGCGGAGAGACTCCAACTCGGTCTTGGTTGGATCTGCCGCCTTACCTTGAGACAGGTTGGTCTTCGGTCTTTTCTTTTTCGGTCTGAAGTTTGCCTCTGGACCTTGAGTGCGGTCAGGATCCTCCTCGTCTGACACCTTTAGTAAGAAGAGAGCCCTTAGTGCATACTTTAGTGAGTAGGTTTGGGCCTTGCCCGCCCCTTTGTCCTGATTGTCCACACCCTCCCCAAAAGCGGAGACTTCGATAGGTTCACATTCGGGATTGTCGGTGTCGAAGACGCGCAAGCGCACTTCGATAACGCAGCGGTTTTCACCGTCGCGATGGAAATTCCTATAGTCTGCAATCAGCAGAACGCCTACACCCAGGCATATTTCACGGACAGCCTCCAGGACAGCGTTCGCAGAAGCGAATTTGTATCTCCCTGTTCGCAACCCTACCGTTCCGTCTTTGATAACAGGTTGAACTTGACGCTGGCAATCCAGCAACTTCTGAGCGAGGGACTTCTTCACTTTTTGTTTTCTCCTCGGTACCCGTCTCTTCTTCACAACCTCGTTCGCAACGGTCACCTCAATCGGTGACTCCGCGAGTTCTTCGAGTTCGTTCCATTGTTCTTCTGACATCGTGCCTCCAATGCACTAGCGCTTCTTTGTGTGCAGCCCTGAGAGCGATTCTCAGAATTTCCACTGCGTCTCTATCTGCTTTGCTAAGTGTCTTATCTTTTTCCAGGTTCTCTACCACCTCGACAGCGCGAGAACTGAGCTGTATCAGTTCGTCGCCAGTCTCGATAGACAACGGGTAGACGGGGCTAACAACAGGCATCTTCTTTGATACTGTCGTCGCCCAGGCTGCGATCTCTGGAAAGAAGCGTCGGAGAGTCGCCCACCCCGTGAACAAGGCCCCCTCGATCTCTCCGACGCTTTGAGTGAATATCCAGGCATCTGCGTAGACTCTGTTGATGTACGTTTTTCCTGCGACTGAAGTCGAAGGCAACTCACCGCAAGCAATTGCATGGAGAATCGCTTCTTCATTTCTCGCACGGCTTCCCTTGCCGAAAGCTCTCGCGAGATCAGAAACAGTTAGAAATTCGACCCCTTCGTTTGCCATATGCTTAACTTAGAGAAACTATATAGTTCCGTCAAGTGTGATCTTGCACTTGAGCGGGTTCCCGCAACTCAGACAGGAGAGAAGGCCGTCAGCATCTATTTTAGCGTGCAGCGACAGGCACTCGCAGGGCTCGACGCGAGCCTGTGGGGGCCAGCATCCGATGCGACGTACTTCCGCTCGCAGTAGTTCGCTACAGGCACCTGCTAGGAGATCACCGCGACTCGCGTAGGCTTCAAAGTCGAGGTCGGAACTGTCAAGGAGATCGTCGAGTAGGTCGTCATCGTCGCCAGCGCGAGCCAGGAGCTCTCTGGCCGCTATCGTCGCGTTGAATCCGTCTATCTTTAACTCTTTCATCGCTGTTTACCTTTCGTTAGTTCAGGGCGTCGAGTCGATGCCTTGAATCACAAACTTGTAGACATCAACGCAAGAAAATGTCTGTAACGTGAAGTCCCCTTCGCAATAGGTCAGAATCTGGCTGGCGGCGTCGTTTGTCCAGACGCCGAAGTGCGCCCAATCGTCACAAGTGGGGAGTGAATCCCATCCGGCTCGATCCTTCGCATGGTCAATGGCCTCGCGTCCAGGGAAATTCCAGACGGTGGTCCGATAGGTGACCTCAAAATTCCCCGAAGAAGAATCGGTATCGCCATCCCGGACGCAGTTCCAGGTGCACCAGGATCGTTTCCCCAACCGCATTATCAACTGGTTCAGGAGCTTTATCTTCATTGTTGCTTCCCTTCCCGGTCACTTGTGAATCGATAGCCGTCTGGATACCCACCGGACCCTTCCGGGCCGATTTCTCGATCCCATCCGTCGAAGTACCAGTAGCCATCCACTAGAACGACATGCTGAGGCCCCAGCGCACGCCAGTTGCCTTTGCTATCGAGGAATTCGACAGCACGCCTGTCATCGCCGATGGGCATCTTTGGCCCCGACCGTATCGCTTCGTTCTGTTCTATATCGGCATCGTTGTAGAATCCATCGTCACAATTCATCGTGCTACCCTTCCTTGTAATTCCCGGCCAGGTTTCCATGAACCGGGATGTAAATGGATTTAGCACCAATTTCGGTACCGCCGCACAAGAGGCAATCCCGACAAGTGACCTTCTTACCCGCCTCGGTGGATGCGGGACAAAGGATCTCACCGGGAACCCCACAATTGCTACTGGCGACACGGAACGTCCGCCAGCCTAGAGATTGAGCTCTTGAAGCTTCCGCAGCAGTGTCCGCCGATGCCATAATCCACGGGCTCCAGGAGCTCGCTAGTCTCCGAAACCGAGCCCATTGGTGTGTGTAACCCGTGGACTTGACGCGATTAAAGATGGGTTTCCAGACCGATAGAGGTACCGCCATCGGATCGCCATAGGCCCCACATCGGAAAGCAACATCGTTGTTGGCGAGCATATCCCCAACATCCGCAGGTGACGCCGATGCATATCGCCCATCTTTGTACGCGCGATAAACCGCGCCCGGACCACGGAAGATTCCGACGTAACAGTAGCGGTCAACATGAGGGCCGCTGGCGTCCCCCGATAGGATAGGCTTACCCCTAGCGGGACAGGTACCGCACATCGAATAATCACTGCCACTTGAAACAGCCTCGACCGGGTCCACATCGGATCGGATGATGTACGATTGTGCCATCCGTCCGGTTTTACTGTTAGTGGAACCACCATCGGCTCCGGTCACAATCACAACAAGAGGTGAACCGTCAATTCGCGACGGCCCTTTCCACAAGACATACGATGACCGAATTGGCATCGTGCCACCTTCCTAGGGGAGAGAACCCCCCCCAACAAGGTTCTCTCACATCGACGATGGTTTCGCAATAGAGGTATATGTGAATCATATACTAGCGCCGTAAATGCTACAGGTGACAGGACGCGATGCGCGATGGGACTTCGGGGAGGATCGTGATGGGAATGAGAGGCAACCCGTCTGCCACTATCGCGTGAACTCGACGCGCCGCGCCGCGCTCGCTGCCGGAACCGTTAGCAGACGCGCCGTACCGCGCTCGCTGCCGACACCGGAACCGCTCGCTGCCGGAACCGTTAGCAGACGCGCCGTACCGAGGGGCAACGAGAGGGCACCACCGGGGGACCGGCCCCCCATGCTATTGATATACGTCCCGCCTTATACATTTTTTCGCACCCCTCGGCCTCACTACCGCCAATACACGGAACGTAAAGTGGCCTCCTATCGGGGGATGCGCCTTACCGACAGGAGGCCTGTAGCCTGGTTAGTTAGCCTGTTTGTAAACTTCGCGGAACTAAAATGGAAGGCTAGGGGTAACGAGACGGTTTACCTGGAAGGAACCGCGCCTTTGACCTGACACGGTTTACCTTCCATGAAATTCGTTCTTTGTGTGGTTTTCCCTGAAAAGCGGTTGTGTGGTCTGCCAGCTGTGGGTTGGTCTTTAGACAGAACGGTGACCGTTTAAAGCATGTGCTAGCGCACATGGGTGTGTTTTTTAATAGTTGTTGGCGTCAAGCCTTTGACGGCAACAGCAGAAGACAGAAACCAGCCTAAACCGTGCCAAAACCTTGTCAAGACCCCTATTTTGCAACTATTTTTCCATGTAGTTCCAAGTTGGTTTCTCCATGGTAGATACGGATCAAAAAAAATCCAAAAAAAGTTCAGGCTGCCAGGCTTTCGCGGCCTTTTTGGAGCGAGTTTGAGTGCCGTTTTCGCCTGCCAGCCTGCATTCATATAGCCCAGCGGCGCTGTTATATATCGTCTTCTTCGTCTTCACCGTCTTCACCTGGAGGTGGTATTTTGAGCACTACCTCGCACATGTCTTTGAGTCTTCTGACCGACCTTCGGGAGAGTCCGATCTCGAAGCCTGTGCCTTCGGACTTCCCGAATGCGAGCAGTAGTTTGAAGTGGTCATTTTCCTCTTCGTATGTAAACCAGGGTTCAAAGACGGTGAAGTCGTCCATATCGACGCGGTCATTTTCTTCGTTTCTTTCATGGGACATGGAGCTCCTGCACTCTCGTTACGCATCTGGTGGGTATTGAGTTGAGGTCGCCATATTCTCTCGAATCTTCGTCCACCCCCCCGCTTCCTGCGATGATGACGCAATCGTCAACGACTCTGAGAATGACCCCCAGGGTGAAGCATGGTAGTGGCCGAAGGCCAAGGGCTTCTTCAAGCTCGGTCCAGCCGTCTGCCATTCCAACGGGGTCCATCCAGTCGATGCGGACCATTTTCCCGGTGTAGGGTGTGATTTCAGCTTGAGTCAGCGAGGGTAGCATTTCTTTCCTTGACATATCTGAGGACGACTTCGAGGGACCGGGCTTCTCCCCATGCGTTGAAGAGGTGGTTGAGGCAGAGTGCGATGATGCGGCAGTTTTCTTCGGTGTAGCCCAGGTGTGCGTCGATCCTCTCGATGCTTGGGGCTCGTGGTTCTGGGTGTTTTTTTGTTCCTGAGAGGACAAATTCGACTCCTGAAAGCTCACAGACGCCGTTTTCGATTCGGTATTTGACCCAGTCCCTGGAGATGGTGAATGGTAGGTTTTTTGCTATGGCGCGGCGTCGGGCCTGCTTCAGGATGCTTGTTACGCGCCATTTCAGGCTGTTCCTGAGTCTTGTGTTGTGACAATCCCTACAAAACCACCGTCTGCGGACGGTTCCGCTATAGGAGTGCTTTGGGAAGGATCGGTCCCCTAGTTCTAGTTTGCAACCCTTGCAGACACGCAAATTTAGGCCTTGGTCCTGTGTGTCTACGCCTGTCGCACCCAGTCTATCCGAAGGTCACGCGCACCCGAAGGGTTCATCTAATTCGCCTCTTGTGGGGTCTGTCATGCGACGTTCTTTCTTCTTCATCAACCGCTCTAGCGACCGTAGACATCGGGCCACCCGCCACTGCTCGTATCCGCATTCTGGTGACATGGAAGCCTGAGTTCCTCAGGAATGCCTGTCTACGAGTCGACGTAGCTTCGCTTGCCGCCTCGAATCCTCTCCAAGTACTCTGCGGGACCGATCTCACCACGCATTAGGGCTTGATAGGTTGTGGTAGGTGGGGCGACATAGCCTTTGTCGGAGCCATCTTCACCTTGCTCCAACGGCGGCAGATCGGACAGGGCTTCCTCAACTGACAGCGCTGGAGCGAGCGAATCGAACAGATCCCTATCGGGCTCGCAGGACGTCAATCTGGTCGGAGGCTCCACTGAGACTCCCTCTTCGCGATGGCCCACCAAGATCACCCGCTTTCTTCGTTGAGGCACAGCATACTCGTCCGACGAAAGGAGCCATCCGCTTAGCGAAGGCATGACGCTCCGGAACGCCGTCTTGACCTGCTCAAAAACGCGACCGCCCTGCATGTTCAAGAGCCCGGTCACATTCTCAAAAACAAAGCCGTCAGGCTGAACCTGCTCCAAGAACTCCTTGTAGTCCCAGAACAAGTGGTTCCGCTCATCCTCCATCGTTCGGCGATGGCCAGCTGTAGAGAATCCCTGGCAAGGAGGGCCGCCTAGCACCCAGAGGGGCTTTGAGCCGGTGAGTTCTTTCGCAGCAAGCGCTATGGAGACCAGCTCCTTCTTGATTTCAGGATCTGCGATACTCCCGAGAACAACGGCGTCGTGGACATTCTTCGAGTAACTCGCCAGGAAGCGCTTCTCGATGTCGTTGGCAACGACAGGCGTCCAGCTGGCCCACTTGAAGCCGAGCCCCATCCCACCGGCCCCGCTAAACAGGTCGACGTAGAACCCTGGCTCACCCAGCTGTTTGGCGATCTGGTACGCGAGCAAGGGGGGGACTGCATTCCCGATTTGTGTATTGACTATCCCCTGGGGGCCAATGAACTCGAAGTCATCGGGAAAGCTCTGGAGGCGTGCCGCCTCCCGCTGGGAAATGACTCGGTCCTGCCCGTAGTGTATGTGACAGCCATTGCCTGGACGATTGAAATAAGTGTTGATGGTATAGGATGGCTTCTCGGGCCGCAGCCTACCGTAGTACGTTGATCGGCTGCCCTTGCCCTGTTTGAACCCAATGCGGATCTGCTCGAGTCGCTTGGACGGGATCGACTCAGGGATGTTTTTCCAGTTTCCACCCTGGGGGATGGTGTGGACCATCCTCATGTCGAGGGCACTCAGGCGAGCACTGCGGTGGTTGAATATCCCTACCGCGCCTTCGGCCTTGGCCTCAATTGTAGTTGGGGCCGGAGCCGCTCCGGATGGCTGTTCGCTATGAATTGTGTCAAACGCTTCCAGTATCGCCTCCTTCTCTCTCGATGCGTCGCGACAGCCCACTCGTTATTGTCAAAAGCCCACGCAAGATCGAATCCCGCAGCTTCCAGCCCAAGACTGAGCCCGCCAGGGCCGCTAAACGTCTCTACGAACGAGTAACCGGCCTGCTCAGCCCCCGACCGAATAGCGCGCTCCTCAGATCTGTTCCTTCTTGTTTCTCGCATTCCCATACCCCCACGGGTGTCCAGCTGAGCCGCCTAAGTTCATCAGAGTTGGTTGCGATCAGGGGCTTTAAACCAGACAAACCCACCCCGTTGCTCCACTCCCTCTCTTATTCTGTGGGCATGGTGTAGGAGGTATTGGATTCTTCTGGGTCGTTCGCCTGGGAGTGATCCTTTGACGCCTAGCCTGATAAGCTCGTTAGCGTCCTCTGCCGAGAGCCATGTAGGGTCGTAGAAATAGACGCTGCTGCCTGGGACAGGTATCACTTTTCCTCGGAATACCAGAGGAAGATACCGAGGGCGTCGGCCTCGTCGTGAGTGTCTACATCGGGCCAGCGTTCGCGAATAGACTCAAGCATTTGAGTTTTTGTCGCGTGGCCGTGCCCGGTGGCCATCTTTTTTATTGTCATTGGGCTGATGGGCACGGCATTAACGTCACCTTCCCTGCAAACGCACAGGAGAACCCCGATCATTGCATGGAGGGTGAGGACGGCCTTCCCTGGCATTCCGAAGGGTTGCTCGTAGATGACGTGCCCGACAGTTAGGTTTTTTTCGAGCCACTTCCTGAACTCTACGAGTCGGTCCCCCAGATCCTTCGGGAATACGACTGTACCGTGGGTGAGTTTACCGTCGAGGTGTTTGGCCCAGCCCATGCTGGTTCCAAGGTCAAGGCACAGCACGTTACAACTTTTCACTGGTCCTCGCAAACTTGGCACCCCGGTCGTGTGAGGAGGGCGAGGAGGTAAGTGCCCAGGACCGGGGTGCCCTCTGGAAAGGCGTTGTTTAATCGATCAGTCCATGGTTTGTCAGTTCGGTGTCACGGCTGCTTAGTATTTCCAACAGGTCGTTCTTCTGGCGGTTTAGTTCCTTAATCTGGGCTTTCATCTGCTGAATGTTTTCGATGAGAGTCTCGACTAAAGTATCTTCTATTTTCACGCTTGGTTTGGGTGTATTATCCTTGGTTCCTCTTTTTGAAGTTGGGCCTGAACTGAGGTTTCTTTGGTTGTTGAGCATGTTTCCTCCTTCGTAGACTATCAACTTGCCCTGAGATTTTCCGGCAGGAGAGCCCTCTCTGCCGCGACAAAGAACAACTATGAGTTTGTGCTCGGGACTGTTTTTTTCCCGTGGTTGGGTGGCCGCTCTTTGGCCAGACTCAAGCCGTCTGATTTGCAGGACTACGCTGACTATTTGCAGGATGAGTTCGATAATAGGCACACACAAAACACCTACCTGAGACTGGTGAACGCATTCCTCAGATGGTGTTCCAGTCAGGGCGCTTGTTCTCGCGGCCTTGGTCTTTCTGCAAGGAGGGCTGGGATACTCCCAGGCGTTCCCAGAATGCGGTTTCTCGACCGCAAGGAGGTCGCAACGATCATCCGGTTCGGGAAGCGCAAGGGGCCAGAATCCCATATGCTTGTGTCGATTGCGTTCTTTATGGGGCTCAGACGCAAAGAGCTGAGTCCCCTTCGCTATTCGGACTTCCAGGGAGATTGGTTGTATGTAGAGGGCAAGGGTGAAAAGCCGAGGCAGGTGCCGATACCGTTGATTGTCAAAAAGATCGTCACCAAGTGTCAGCGCGTGACTGGTAGGAAGTACTGTTTCACGTCCAGGCAGGGAGGACCGCTCACGCCTGGGGGCCTCTACCAGAGATGGTCCGCACTGCTCAAGGAGATCTCGAAGGAACACGGTATCGAGTATGCGCCGATGCACGTTGCGCGGCACACAGCGGCCTCCTCGTGGGTTATGGCTGGTGTTGACATCAGGACTGTTCAGAGTTGGCTTGGCCACGCAAAGGTCTCTACTACTGAGATTTACGCGAAAGTGTCCGAGGAGCACGGGGCAAATCGCATGAGAGAGTTTGAGAAGTGGTTTAGATCTCATTGAGCCAGTCCAACTCTGCTTGACTAGGGCTTGTTCCAGGGCTAGGACTGTTAGAGTCCTCAACAGATCGGAGTTCCTCGTGAAACGCATCTCCATCGGCTCCTGGGCCTACACCATCGGTCCCTACGAGACTTGCCCTGTTTCCTTCTTCACCGTCTGATAGACGATTGTATTCAGAGCGAGTCATCCATTTGTCATCTGGGTGTTTATGGCTAAATAACCAAGTCTCAACGTCTTTGATTTCCTTGTGAATAGTGCTGCTTTGGGATTTCCCAAGTCCAAGTTTCTCGCAGAGCGCGAAGAGATTGAATGCCCCTTCACCGTCGAGGACGGTGAGCGTGTTGTATTCTGGCATCGCGAGAAACCTGACGGCTTCTCCATCATCGCGGCCGATCTCGACGACGACCTGCCCCTTGCGGTGGTTTCCTGTGACCACCAGCGTTCTTGGGATCTCGGAAACTATGTCTTTGAAGGAGTGGCGGAAAACCGGGATTAGGCTGCTCATTTGTCCCTCCTGAGTTGCTCTGGGGGACAGCCGACCGCCATGGCCATTTTTCGGTAGGCGGGTTTTTTTTGCCAGTTCTCCGGGAACCATGCCGGAGCCTGCCAGAAAGAAGGAACATTGTCTACATGCATGTCCTCTTCTCGGTAGTTCCCTTCCAGGAACTTTTGGACATTCCCCTCGCCTCTAAAGAGCCAGTCGAATCCCCCCCATGAAGTTGCGTTGTAGTAGAACTTCCCGATCTTGTGGGCTTCCTCGCGGATCTCGTCCAGTACTGCCGGGTTATCTCTTATTCGTTTCTTGACCTTGGCTTTGCGTGTTGGGGAAAAGGCCTTAATCTTTGGCTTGTTCAGGAGGACTGACACGTCGGCGTTCCACCACTTCCGTACAGAGTCGTAGTCAACCCGAACCCCGTCCTTCTTTGAGGCGAGTTTTTCCAGGTTTGGTGGGTGCTTTGCGTCAGGGTCTTCGAGGAAGGTGACGCCAGTCGGGTGTTTCAGAAGGCGTTTTTCCGCTTCCTCAAGGCTTGGGCAATGAGACCGGACGAGGTGCCTCAACACCTGGCTCATTGAGAGCCCATAGAGCCTCGCTGTCAGGCGAAGGCGCTCCTTGGTTTCATGGTCGAATGTGAACAGAGATGGCACTGCTCGCGCCGGTAGATTCTCAGCCAAGCCCCCCCCCCTCCTGGTGACGTTGCGCCACAGTACAGAGGTGAACTATATACTTAAACCATATTTTTATATGTGCTAGATCAACTCGTATTCCTCTCCAGACTCCTGATATCGCCGAAAAGACTGCCTGATTAGGAGTTCCACGAGAGTACTCTTCGAGATCCCATGGGATTCAGCGATTTCGATTAGATTTTCTTGCGCTGTTGGCGAGAGCATAATGCCTACTTGGCGCTTGTGTTTTGCTACAGGCTTTTTTGCTCGGAGCCGATGAGGGGTCGCTTTCTTCTTGGCCACTTGTCCTCCTTCGTATTCAAGACTCTTTCATACAGCATCCTGGTCAAATAACCAGCCAGTACGGTGAAAGTCTGTATATTAACATTGCTTTGTGTTATGTAACCTGAATGGAAACGGTAAACCCCCCAGGAACGTCTGTAGATAACAATCCTATTAAACTCGCTGCGCTTGTTAAGACCGGCGAGGATGCAGGCACAGCCGCGATCAGGGAACTCCCAGAAAAGGCGAAGGGGAGACTCTTCGATTATTCCAAGGTTCTCTCCAGGTTGTTTCCTATCTCTTCTGGGCCAGTCTCAAAGCCTCAGCTTGAGCGAAAACTAGCGATCACCGATGATCTCGAACGATTGCGGCTGCAACTTGAGGACATTGTCGGGGGCCATACAGCCAAAACACTTGGCGTGTACCACACCTGGTGGGCGATGCGCTACACCGAGGTGGTCTTCTTCAATGCTTCCGACTGCGATTGTGAGGTCGGAGATGCTCGCCAAAAAGCCAATGACTATTTTAAGGGGAAAATACATAATCTAGCGCGGTCGGATGTGAAGGCCCTCGTTCAGGACTTCACGATGAAGATGGTCCGAGATAACGGCCACGAGGTTGCTATCGCGCTCTTCAAGAAGGCCAGGGATGGCGATGTGCGTAGCATGGAGCACTTCCTTAGAGTGTTCTACCCAGAACTCTCGAAGCCAGATGTCAATATGGTCGGAGTTTCTGTTGGGTTCGATCCAACCAAGCTGCCGACCGCAGAACTAGAAGCCCAGGTGCTCCAGTTGCGGAAAGCCGTTGGGGAGTTGCCGCTGGAGGCAAAAGAGGACCAAGGTGAGTGATCCCAGGCCTGGCCTAGAAGAAGAATATCGCAGGCTCAAGGACAAGGAGCGGGCCATGGATGAATGTCCGTTTCTCTTTTTTGAGCCCTACGGAGACCAAATCGACTTCCTACAGGATCCAGCCAAGATAAGGCTCATTACTGGCGGGAACAGAACCGGGAAGTCCACCGTTGGTGTGGTGGAAGCGATCAGCCACTGCATGGGGTTCCGCCAAGACGGGACGCGCACAAACCTGCCTACCCCACCTGTCGATATTCTCGCGATGGTCAACGACAGACGCAAAAGCGTCGATAAGATCCTGATGAAGAAAATCAAGTCCTACTGCCCAAAGGGCTGGATCACCCATACAAAAAACGGCACTGATGGCTACCCAGAAGTCCTGACCTTCTCGACAGGCTCGCGCCTGTTCATCGGCTCTTACAAGCAGGATCCCGGAACTTACGAAGGCCACGACTGGCACGGCGTCTGGTTCGACGAGCCACCGCCGAGGTCGATGTTTATCAGTGTAAGACGCGGCTGCCTCGATCACGGAGGCAGACTCTGGTTCACCCTGACCCCGTTGGCTTGCCCCTGGATCTATAATGAGCTCTACGCAAAAACAGACGGCAAGCGGATCTCTTCATTCCACCTCGACTTGCTGGATAACCCGCATATTGCAGAGAAGGAAAAAGAGGACTTCATTTCGGACCTCCTCCCAGAAGAGATTGAGGCGAGAATCCACGGGAAGTTTAGCCACCTTTCGGGGTCCATCTTTCCGACCTTTTCAAGGGATGCTCATGTCCTCGATGACTTCACGATCCCCGAAGACTGGCCGCGCTTCATGGTCATGGACCCGCATGATCGCAGACCCTGTTACATCGCATGGTTTGCGGTGAACCCCAGAGACCAGATCATCTGTTATCGGGAGTGGCCCAGAGAAGAGTTCGCCAAGATCAAAACCGCACACAAGTCTGTCAGGGACTACGCCTCGATCATTAGAACCGAAGAGGGGACTGAGGAGGTCTACGAGCGGATCATCGACCCAAACTTCGGCAAAACCCCTTCTGTGTTCACAGGGACGACACTGATAGAGGAATACGAAAACTACAACATCGATTTCTATGCGGACATTAACAACGACATCCAACTCGGTCACCAGCGGATACATGAGCGATTAAGAACCGATGTCGGGGAGCCAAGGTTTTTGATATTGCGTTCTTGCCAGAACATGGTCTGGGCCTTTGAGAACTACATCTGGTGTATCAAGGATCTTGAGAAAGAGTACGGGGCCAGGGAGAAGCCTGACGAGTGCGGCAAGGATATGATCGACGCTGTCAGGTATCTGTTGGACTACGAACCGGCTTACAGCATGGGGCAGCGGTTTGTTAGAGACGAATCAATAGACGCAGGACTAACTGGATACGGAGTCTGAGATGCCAGAACAACACCCAGAGGCAGTGTCAGCGGTCACCGCTGTGATCTCAGACGAAGAGGTCAATAAAATAGTCGGGTCTGTAAGTGAGGCCCTGAGCCACCGAAGCGAATGGGAGTCCAAGTCTGAGGACTACTACAAGAAACGCTACGGTATCAGGAAGAAAAAGGACTTCCCCTGGCCGGGAAGTTCCAACATCCACCTGCCACTCACAGATAAGGTCATTCGGCACCAGAAGCCAGTCTTTGTGAACGCGGTATTCGGGATGAACCCGGTAGTTTCAATAGAAGCGATTGGCGATGCCGACCCGGAACGGTCGCACAGGATCGAGGCCTTCTACGACTGGCTTCTGCGCTTCCGCATGTCTCGGTGCCGCGAAGCTCAGCTCCATAGTGTCGATTCGTTCCTTACTTACGGCATGTCCATTATCAAATGTCTTTGGGAGCACAAGACCGAACGGTCAACCAGAGTGCTAGACCTAACAGGACTCAAAGTTGACCGGGGGGCAGTTACTGACGAGGAGCTCGGTCAGTTCGCAGAACAGTTGGGGATTGTCGGCGACAGTCCCGACGATGCGGCAGCCTACGAATCAATGGCTCGCCAGTTCCGTGCTGGGAATGAGAAACTGGAAGTTAGTCTCCAGGTGACGAAGTACAACGCTCCACGCTGGGTCTTTGTTGACCCCAGGGACATCGTGGTCCCCTGGGACTCCACAGATGACGTGGACGATCTTCCATGGATTGCACATCGTATGTTCCTCAAGCCCGACCAGATCGTCGAGCGAGGGATTAACGGTATGTACAACATGGAGGCCGCTCGCAAGGTTGCAGACGGAGAACGTGCAAGCAAAAGACTCCGCACGGATTCTGTCCTGGACGCAATCCGAGAGAGGCGCGAGGGTATGCTGCAAAGCGCAGAGGACTCCTCGTTTGTTGAGGTTCTTGAGGTCTACTTCCACCACGATATCAATGGCGACGGGATTGCCGAAAGGTGCGTCCTGACAATCAGCCCGCAGGGGCGAGAAGTCCTGCGCCTCGTCGAGTTCCCCTACGAGCATGGGATGTGGCCATTCACTCGATTTGTGCATGAGGCTAATGAGCCGAGATGGTACTCCCCCAGGGGGATCCCAGAAATGCTCAACGACATCCAGACCGAGATCAACGCCCAGCACAATGCGAAACTTGATCGCATGACAATCCAGAACTCGCTCACCTTCCTGGTGCGTGAAGGGTCGATCAGGAACTCGTCGAACTTGAGGTTCAGGCCGGGTTCCTACATCCCAGTCAGGCGAATGGACGATATCAAGCCCCTGGCCATGCAGGCACTTGACTACTCTTTCGATAACGAAGAGCGCACACTCAAGGCATATGCAGAGGAGTATGTAGGAGTTACCGATTTCGGCATCTCGAACGTGAACCAGAAAGTTGAGCGCCGAACGGCAACGGAGGTTTCAGAGATCTCCAGGATGAGCGATATGGTTGCGAATCTCGACCTTCAGATCTTCCAAGAGTCGATGCGAAGGCTTCACCGACAAACACTGTTCTTGTGGGCGCAGTACGGCGACCCCTCTGTGATGATCAACGTCGATGGTGGCGCTCAACCGTTGGTATTTAACCGCTGGGATCTCTACAAGGATTTCGATCTGGTTCCAACTGGACGACTCGACAACATCAGCAGTCGGTCGCGAGTGGAGAAGGCGTTCGCAGACATGCAAGTGGCGGCAAACCCGGTGTTCAGCCCGTTTGTAAACCACTTTGAGATCCTGAGAGACTACTTCGAGAACTCTGATTTCCGCTCCTCTCGAAGGTTGTTGCGGGGGCCGGGACTCTTCGAGGAGGACGCCGCCCAGAAGCAAGTCTCAGAGATCCAGCTCATGCAGACGATGAAAATGGTCGCGCCTGTGGACCAGGGAGATCCCCACCAGTTGCACATCCCGGTGCTTCAGCAGGCGCTTGAGGCCAACGCGGACGATCCGGAACTGACGCTCCTTCTCACTGGCCACCTCGCACTACACCTTGCGATGATTGGGGATAGCGTTCTTCTTGAGCAGTTACAGCAACAAGGGGCGCAGGTAAAGACTGAGGGCACAAGGACTTACATGATGCTGCCCGAAGCTCCGCCTGCTCAGGGACAGGAGGCAGGAGTTGAACCAGCAGGGGAACTCATCGCTTGAGCTCGCCCACCAGGCCGCTCTGGATGAATTGAAGTCTCAGCCGGACGTTGAGCAGAATCGCCGAATATCGGGAACATGCAGGGAGATGATCCAGGGGGGCGTTTTCGCAGTCCTTGAGGTCATGGCTGAACGTCAGAAGATCGACCTTTTTTCTAGGATGGTTAATACGCGAGAAGAGGCTGAGTTGCATGAGGTTCGAGGCGAGGTGAAGGGCGTGGAAGACCTCCTTACTGGCGTCTTCGCGGAAGCAGGTCGTAAGTCTCAAGATTACTCTTGACAAAGAACTAACTAACTGATCGGTTCTACATAGGAACCATAGTGGTTTCTAAGCGTTTAGGAGGAGACAATGGCAGGTGAAAAAGAGGGCCTCCCTGCGGTCCAACCGGGAGAAATAGCCGGGCTCCAGACACCCGACATCGGTGCCCCGGCACCGAAAGAGGCAAGAACGTCTGAGCAAACTTCGGATACTGCCCCCGCCTCGGGCTTCGGGTCGCCAAAGGATCATCGTGTTCCTTACGACCGATTCAAGGAAGTCAATTCAAAGAGAAAGGAAGCCGAGGCTAAGGCCGCTGAACTCCAGCAACAGTTGGAGCTCGTCAGGGCACAGCCCCAGCAACCTGCTGGGGACGTGGCAAATCAGATCGACCGATTAACGGAAGCGGCTCGTGATAGTTACAATGACCCAGACAGGTTTGTTGACGCTATGACGAAGATTGCTCAACTGTCGGCACAGGGCACAGCGAACTCGACACTAGAAGGATTGTTGCAGCAGCAGCAGCAGCAATACCAACAGCAGCAGTTTCAGGGCATCCAGGAACAATCCTGGGGCCAGGCTGTTACTGAGTTCCCTGAACTCAATGACCAGAGCAGTGGACTTTTCAAAGAGGCCGCATCAGAATACGAGTCAGATCCTGGTTTGCAAGCAAGTCCAACAGGGATGTATCGCGCAGTCCAAGCCGCTGCTCTTCGCAGAATGCAGAGAGGCGGCCAGGGTTCTCAGAGACCGACTAGGCTGGAAACCGGTGCCCCGGCTCCGCAAGTACCAGCAGACTCGGATATCAAAGAAGACCTTGGGTCACTTCAGCGCGGTGGTCAACGTAAGGACTTCAGAGACTTCCTGGCGAAGCACCAGCCCTGGACGAAGTCAGGCGGTTGAAGGCCCTTCTCGCCTAGCCCTCGGCAGTAAAACAAATGCCTCTAACTACCTACTCGACCGGCTCTGCACTTGCCGCGTCGATTCGCGAAGATTTAACTGACATCATCTCGAACATCGATCCTGCGGATACCCCGTTTTTTTCGATGATTGAATCTACAGTGGCGCGTTCAACAACGCACGAGTGGTTGCTTGATGACTTGGAGCCTGTCAGTGCTGCGGGGGCAGCGGAAGGGGCTTCGTTTGCTCATGCGGTGACTCGCAGGCCTGTCAGATCGACCAACACCACCCAGATCTTGCGGAGAGACTTCGAGGTCACTGACACCATGCGAGCGGTTGATAACGCTGGTATGACCGATGCCTTTGCCTACCAACTCGACAAGGGGATGCGAGAACTGGCCAGGAATACTGAATCAGCACTCCTGGCGGCAACGGCGGCGGCAGGGAGCGCGTCCACTGCGCGAACAATGAATGGGCTGTCTAAGTGGATGCCACTCTTCGCTACCACCGCTGTCCTTGGAGACCCGCTTGATATCTTAACTAGCGCAGCCCAGAACCACAGTGTAGCTGCCGTGGCAACTGAAATTAACGAAACTGTACTCAACACCCTGCTTGAGAATATGTGGGACCAGGGAGCGAAAACAGACACCATTCTTGTCAATGCGGCGGGCAAGGTTGACATCACTGGGTTTACTGCTGGATCCACCATCCAGAGGAACATTGACGGGTCCGCTGGCGATACGATCCGGAATTCGATCATGTACTACCAGTCGGACTTCGGGAATCTCTCGATCCACCTTTCGCGGCACAATGTGTCGGGCGAGTGCTACGCCTTCCAGCGTGATCTTTTTGCGAAGGCATTCCTTCAGCCTACCCGTGCGGAAGAATATGCTCGGACAACTGACGCCCAGCCAGGGTCTGTCTACCACGAAGTGACACTTGAGGTACGCAACCCTTACGGGCTTGGTCGCATTACAGGCGTAAGTTAATGAGTGATCGCACCTCCTTCGTTGCTGGGGGGGCTGCTTCGGCAGCCTCCCCGACCTTTAACCTTGCTGGTGCCGAAGAGCGGCTGCTCGACAAGGTCATGGAACTGTGGCGTCGAAAGTACCCACAGGAGGTCAAGAACTTCATGCGGGACGTTCGCTTGCTAAGAGAGACCAAACACAAGAGCAACGGGATGTCGCTTGGCGGGACGCACATGCTCAAGGCAGCGATTCCGATTCGTCCGTGGCATCTCATCAATAAGTTGTGCCCAGGCTTCTGGGAGCGCGAAGGGGGCGTTGATCGCTTCCTCAATATGTTTTCAAGACTCAAGTTGCGCGACCCGAAGTAAGAGAGGCAATGATGTTGCGAGATTACCTAAAAGATGCACGCAAACAATTTTCTCGTAGACAGCGACGCCCTCCTGGGCAGCGCAGAGTAGATCTACCGTAGAGGGGGGACTTTGCCAAAGGTTGGTAGGAGGCATTTCGCCTACTCAAAGTCAGGACGCAAGGCAGCGGCTGCCTATGCAAAGCGTTCAGGAACTAAGGTTTCCAGCACCAAGAAGAGAAAGAAGGCCAAGTAATGGCACTCACATTCGGCTACATGGAGTACGGGGCAGACGGAACCACTGCGGTTGGGACCGGAGGCGGAGTTGTTGGCGGTGCAGATGGCGCATCAAATGGCGCTGGGATTAAGTACGGTACAGTGATTGACTTCAACCTGACGCCTGCATCTAATCCGATCACCGCCGGGAACAACAGTTGGTGGAAGATGCACCGGATGAAGTTTAAATCTGACGCTACTGAACAGCACACCGTTACCGTCAACAGCATCGAGAGGACGGATGGGACGACCCTGAGTGGGTCTGCGAAGGTCCGCAGGGGTGTAATCAACAACACCTTTGAAACTCCTTCGTCTGCGAATGAGGCCACAACGAGTGGACTGCTCGCCATTTCTGGTACAGGGGTCGCTGGAGATGCTGACTGGACAAGCGCCGACGTCGCAGTAACTGGTGGTAACTTTACTGACGCTGGCCCTACTTCTTGGGCAACTGGCCTCCAAACTGCGTCTGGGGGGTCGATCTTCACTGAGTACATCAAAACTCAGATAACAACGACTTCGACTTC